GCTGACGCATTAACACCCGGAGTCTTAACTAATGATGGATGGTTAGTTAATCTTACAAGTTGTTCTATTTCAGAATACTCATTGTAAATAGATTTTTGTAGATCAGCAATATCGGTTAAATCGCTCATGCCAATTCCTCTTTTATGAGATTTAGAATTGAATAAAATAACTGCTGGTATCTTACCTAAGCGATTTGGTACAGTATCTATTGTTTGAGGGTCATCATGTTCACTTTTAACATACACAGTTTCAATTCTATCTGTGTACCATAATCTAAAGTAAGTTCCTCCCTCACTATCAACTTCTTCTCTAATTTTCATGTAGTTTAAAATGTATCTTCCATTTAACTGTCTTTCATAATTCCAATCAAAAACATTCTCTGGAGTTATAATTGATACATAGGGTCTAACTTCAGCATCAAGTTCTTGTGCCATTGTTTGTGTTGTGAAATTTGGTTTATCTAACATTAGGAAAGTATGACCATAAATAGATGCAAAGTTTTGAGCTTGTGCAATTACAGTATTAAAAGAGTTACCATCTAGGTCAGCATCTTTTAAGAACAATTCTAACATAGGGTCGTTATCTAAGTTTCCAAAATCTCTACTTGGTTTAACTCTAAATAAAAAAGATGAATAAATTTGAACTATATTCTTACAATGATTGTCTAATGCTGTGTTGCCAAGTCTTTTTGCATACTCGTTATCAAGTTCTAAATTATATCTATGTAAATATTGACCAGCACTATAATCAAATCCACCATTGTATGATCTTATATAAAATTCCCATTTATTTACTGATTCTTCATAATCTTTATGTACCGAGTAAATTTTATCTGATTTTGCCATACTATTTAACTGCCCATCTCAAAGGTTGTGAATTTGGAGTTTGTACTACTAAAGGTTTAATGTAATCAATCATGTATCCTAATGCGTCGTTCATATGGTCAAATCCATCTTCCTTATTTGGAATATTAGTGTCTTCTTTGTAAGTTTGTCTTTGTAACCCTTTTATCAAAGTTTTGCAAGATTTACTAACAAAAATGTATCTATTGCCTTGTGAGTCTTTAAGTTTTGAATTAACAGCATTGATCCTATCTCTTACAGCTGGGTGCTTATGTTTAACTTTTACATTAAAACCAGCATTTTGTAATATACTTAAATCAGTTCTTCCTCCAGCAGAAGTCTTTCTTTGTCTTGAAGCTGGGTCAGGATAAATAAAAATAGGCATTCTAGTTCCATATCTATTTCTAATTTCTTCACACATCTCATCAGTATTACTTCCATAAATAATAACTTCATCTAAAATATAGATTCTATCTTTTTCAATTTGACTAACACAAGCTGACATTGGCGATACGTTAAAGTCCATTCCTATATGTAATGATTTTGTCCAATCAATAGATTTTTCAATAACAGATTCAACAGGATGAAAGTTATAATAAATTGATCCAGCATAGTTCTCAAATGTACCTTCAAATTCTTGTCTAAATGTTCTTTGATCTAAGTCTAATCTAGCTTGTTGGATTTCATTATCATTAACCATACCACCCTCTAATGTAGTAAATTGAAAACTATCCCATTCTTTGTCTTGCTTTCCTTTTAAATACATCTCATAAGACCAATTACCATATCCTTTTGGAGTACCACACATAAGAACATGACCTAATGTATCTGCAACTGATGCTCTAAGTACTTCAAACCAAGTTCGTTTATCAATATCAGCAAATTCATCTAAAATTAAAAAGTCTAATCCTGTACCTCTTAATGAGTCATAATTATCTGCTCCTTTTAATGATATTTTACTATGAGATTTTTTAACTGTAATAGTCATAGTAGTTTCATTAATGTCTTCAATCCAATTAAATTGATTTAACATTTCTTTTAAACTTGACCATGCTATTTCTTTAGCCATCTTAAATGTAGGTGCTACATACCAAATTTTCTTATTTGGTTGAGACGCATACTTCATCATCTCAGTAATACAAAGATAAGTTTTACCAAATCTACGACCTGATATTAAAACTCTAAATCTACTATTACTTGATGATACTTTAAGTTGGGGTTTCGTCAGTGTGATTTTCATTGCAAAAATAAGTAATGTATAGTTTATCCTTATTTATTTTTTTTTCCATTCTTTTTGCATATTCAATAGTTAATTGACTTCCTCCTATAACACATTCTGACCAACTGTTAAATTGTTTATCAACAGTCATTGTATTATTACAATATCCTGAGATTGCTGAACAGATTGAAAAAGCTAATATAAATTTCATTATTCTAGTATAAGTTTTTTAATTGATTTACTGCCATCTATATTTGATTCTAACTCTGCCATAGATTTAATACATTGGTATTGAATATTATTATTTTTATTTGATCTTGTTGCTACTCTTTTTCCTTTTAAACATTCTGACATAGATTCTTGAATACGATGTTCTTTAATCTCTCCATTAACAATCATTAGTAAAGCTATAATTAACTCAGGCATTAGTGTCCACTTCCATTTCTAATTAACTTTTCTACATCTTCTTGTAATTTTTTTACTTGTTCTTTAAGAAATTCTATATTAACTTTGTTAGTCATATTTTGTTCTTGTGTTTCAATTAATTTTTCTACATCTGCAAAAACTGATTCTAATAACATAAACTGTTCTTGGTCAGTTGGCTTTTGTTCTGACTTTTTAAGAAGATCAGCTTGAAATAATTCTCTTGAAGTCTCTAGTGAAGTTAATCTTGCAGTTACTTCTGTATATGCAAACACTCCCATCGCAACAGCAATAACTATACCAATCATATTCTTAATTGGCATTGCAACAGATGTATTTTCAGAAACTTTCATATTGGAGCCACCAATACTGTTAAAATTATAAATGCAATAATTAATCCACCTGTAAAATAATAGTTCATATCAATACTCATAAATTATTTTTTCTTCTTCTTGCTTTTAGACTCTAATTGTTTTGCTAAATACTCACACATAATATCTAACCAACCAAAGAATTTGTATAAAAACTTATCAATCATCTCCAACTCCTTATTGCCCAATACACAGGAGCTAATGATTTTTGACCTCTTACTTTTTTAAGAGTTGCACCATGTCTATCTAAAAATGATTTACGTCTTGCTGGTATGTTTTTTTTAATTTTCATAGAGGGGTCGCCAAACCTCACAACTTGCACACGACCTGAACGTTTGTTCTTAACATACACTCCAAACTTTTTTGATTTGTTTGGTGTTCTAAAAGGTTTATTTAACCTAACTGTACGTCCTTTAAATTTAGCCATACAAAACTAAATATCATACTAGGCCATACATTTCTAATAGTTTTTTAATCTTTGCTACAAACTTTAACAGCTTATCTCTTTGATCTTTAACAATGTTTAACTCTGATTTGAGTTGTTCTATTTGTTTATCTGCCTTGTCCATGATACTTTTTATATGATCTTCTTTTATTTTTATTCATTGATGAAGTTTTAACTATCCCACCACCTATTGAAGTTCTTTTGTGTTTCTTTTCATAAACAACAACAGTTCCATAAACATTACCTTTCTTCTTTGACATCTTCTACTTTAGCTTCAATAATTAATGGTAATGGTTCATTTATGTTTTCATTAACAGTTCTATCTTTCATTCCTAAGTAGTTCTTACTTAACCAAATTTGCATATGTGTATTGTCTTTCTTAATAGCTTTATCAAACATCTTCTTTCTCAGACTTGCCTTACCTTTTTCTTTATTCTGGTCAATAATTTCGGCATAATTACGCCTTAATGTTCTAGCTGACACACCCATAACTGACGCACATTCTTCAATTGTACATCCAATAGATGCTAAGTTTCCTAGTATTTTTGAATCAACTTCTTTTTTAGGTCTTCCAACTACTATAAGTTCTTTGCTATTACTTTTGTCCATTTTTAGCCTCAATTATTAAATACTCAAATGCATCAGGTTCACTCTTGTAATCTGTTTGTTCAGCACACCATTTGACCCAATCTTGCCACATTTGATAAACCGATTCATCTACTTTAACTACTATTGTCTTTTTACCATCATTATCTTTAGGTTCTTTTTCAATAGGTTCTTCCCAATCAAAATTACCAAAATTAACTAAGTTGTCAATCTCATCTGGTGTATCTGGTAGTATATCTTTAAGTGTATCTGTATCTATTTCAGGTAATACATCGTTCTTAATTAGATCACTAAATGCTTTTAAGTCATCATCAAACCATACATGGTTTCTTCGTCTAGCAATAATAATGGCTTTTGCTTTAGAAATGTCTCCAAAATTCTCTACTTGGATCTGTTGCCATCCTATTCTTTGTAATGCTTCTAATCTATGGTTTCCATCAATAACTTCATATTTATCATTTAATTTTCTTACTGCTATTACTCCAGCACTATCATCATACTTTATAGATTTTATTAAGTGCCTTAATAGTTATACTCATACTATTATAGACTCAGGCTTATTTACATTAATGTTTGGAGCAAAAAGTCATACTGTCTTAACAGAACAAA